GTTGCACGGGTAAGGATAGATAATCCCCCGTACCATCGAAGTACATCGACCCACTGCCGTACTTCACAACAGCCGTGCTGATCTGTGCGTTGCCCACGGTCTCCAAGTTGTTCTTCATCGTGCCGTCGTAAATACCGGCGTTGGTGAAGTTGGTCAAAAATGAAGTGTTAGCAACAGGCGTTGCAGGTGCAGTCGGTATAGTAATGGTTGTCTGTGTTGGGTCGTATGCAGCGGTTCCCTTTAGCAATCTTGCACCCGCAATATATCCACTAAAGTAATAGTTGTTTGTTGCTGGGTAATACCTACCAATTACCATGTCACTTGATGTGCCGTTATCGGAGTTGCTGGCAGAAAATGCTTTTCGTGCGCCGTTAACAAACAACGCTGCATTTGTCCCAGAGCGAACACCCACGACATGAACCCACTGATTCAAAGGGACGTTGGCAGAGTCTCTTAAGCCAGTTCCAATGTTTAATATTGTAAAAAACAGTTGGCTGTTGTCGATAACCAATCCGAGTCCGGGGAAGTTTGGGCTTGCATCTGCTCTGCCTGAAATAATTCCTTGAAATGTTTGAGAAAGCGACGTTACATATATCCACGCTTCAATAGTCAAGCTACCTGTGCCAACGGTAAAAGCAGCGTTGCTGGAAAATGAAAGCCAATCCCCACTCCCATCAAAGTATCCCGACCCGCCAATGACACTCGGCGTCCACTGGAACTGTGGCGCGAAAGGCGAGAAGGCTTGGACGGAGGGAGTGCCGCCGCCGATGGTGATGGTGTTAGGCGTAACCAGTCCACCGTTATCTACAAAACGATTTGACTGACAAGTAAGCAGCGAAGTTTGGGTGCCCGTCGGTGGGGTCTGACCACCACTAGTTGCACCCAGCGGAATGTTCGGAACAACAATACTAGTGTTCGTCGGCGTGTATACAGACGCACCTTTGACTATCCTGACGTTAGAGATATACCCCGGAAAGTAATGATTGTATGTTGGGTATATCAATGCTCCGATTTTTACGCTGTGGGCCGTATCTACCGAGTAGGTGTAAGAAGCATTTGACGATACTCTCAAGCCATCGTAGAACATCGCAAAGTTATTGCCCGAACGGCACACAACTACATGATGCCATTCGTTTTTGGTAATTGGCGCTGTGTATACTTGGTTATAGGCAATTGTGTCACCTTGTCTTATGCTAAATGCGATAGCTGTTCCTGTGGTCGCGCTATTCCCGCCAATCCCTATAGCATAAGTATTTGCCAAAGTGCCGCTGTCTGGGAATGCCCCAAGTAACGTAGCCTCTCTGTTGGTCTCTCCGTTCTGCGCAGCATCTGCGGTGAGCATGAACCACATCTCAATACAGAACGCACCTGTACCAAAGTCAAAAGCAGCATTGTCAGCGATTCTTAAATAATCAGAGCTACCATTAAAGTAGTTACTCCACGCCCCCGGCTGTAAGCTAAACGGCGTGAAGCTACCCTGCGTGGTATTCCCGTTACGGGTGATGGCAAAGCTGTTGCTGCTGGAGTCTAGGAACGTGTTGTTCTGCGCACCGTTAGCCGCGTCGTCGGCTTGGAGCAGCAGCGTCGTGTTCTTGTATAGAGGGTCAGTCACCCACCGCTGCGTGGACTGTAGCTGTGCAGCACTCTGTAACGACCATACGCCTTGGTACTGTACAGTCATGACTTACCCCAAAGAAGAAATGTCGCTGGTTGTGAGCGCGGAGATGTCGGCAGAGGTCAGTGCCTGTACGTCGGAACTAGTCAAAGCCTGCACATCAATGGATGTCAGCGCCTGTACCTCCAGACTGGCTAATGCCTGCACGTCAGTGGAAGTCAACGCTTGAATGTCGTCAGAGGTCAAAGCCTGAACTGAAGCGGATTCCAGAGCGGCGACCGACTCGGTCTGCTGCGGAACCTCGATCACTTCAATAACGGGTGGCGGAGGAGCCACAAACACCCCATCCTCAAACGTATCGCCCACACCTGCGTACTTGCCACGGAAGCTGTTGTTGTAGCTTGTCTGCACCCAGCGCGTGTCATCACCAAACAAGGACTTACAGAAATCAATTCCGCGCTGCTCTGACTCAACCACAGCCACAGATACGCTGCCGTCCTCATTAACGGTCGTCTGCTTGCTCTCCACAAGCTCGCTGTTATGCACAACGATCACCTGCGTTACAACATTGTTTTCATCTAATTGAGCAAAGTGTGCCATCGTTAACCTCAGAACATAATCGCGCCAGACGCGGTGAATGTGTAAATGATTCTGCCACCAGAAGTGGTAATCGTTGGGGAACCCTTAACATATTGAGCGGTAGAAGTCGCGCTAATGATGACAATGCCAGAACCCCCGTTACCACTGGTTGTACTGCCACCAGCATCTGCACCGCCCGCGCCACCACCTGTATTAGCCGTTCCCGATGCACCTGCTCCACTTGTTGCGCCATTACCGCCGCCGCCAGCACCGCCAGTACCTGCAACAGAACCTCCCCCCGCACCGCCGCCGCCAGCATAAGTTACTGAAGCACCGCTTATTGAAGACGCTGCACCCGCACCGCCATTCCCGCCTGCGGAAGACGCCCCACCAACAGCGCCTGCACCACCACCCCCGCCGCCTCGGTAAGCGTAAGTAGCCTCGGCACCTGCACCGCCTGCATTACCCTGAGAAGGCGATACACTAGGAGTGTTACCAGCGCCCCCGGGACCACCAAGCCTTCCGGCACCTGCGCCATAACTACCACCGCCGCCTGATCCACCATCACCGCCTGCGGTGTTATTCCCTGCGCCACCAACGCCACCGCCCGCCGATACAAGTCCGGGCGATACAAACGGAGATACAGCACCGCCGACGATAGAGGAGTTGACGCCATTGGTTCTAGCGCCATTGAGGCCGCTACCCCCTGCGCCGACAGTAATTACGAGTTCAGTACCAGTAGTTAAGGCTGCGTCTGATCCAGTTCTAAATCCACCACCGCCACCAGCACCTGAACTACCGCCGCCACCGCCGCCAGCAACCACAAGGTAATTCACCAAAATCGTACCTTGTATGACGTTCGCCGCAGCCGGGTTGTACGAGGCGCTGATGAAACCGCCGGGATAACGAAATCCCCCCATAACTCACCTATTAGGTAATCGCTTCGAAGGTAGCCGTGAACGTCAGGGCGCTTGCTGTACCGCTGAATGCAGCTACCGACTGATTCTCAGTGATATACAGAGAGTTCGTCTTGTCCACAATCACCAAGGTCGCATTCGGGGGAACGCTGATCTGGAACGCCGGATAAGCAATCACCGTCGCCGAGCCAAACGTCGCGTTGTTACCGACTGCAATCGTAGCGGTTGCAGCAGATGATGTTGTATTCGACGCAGTGATGGACGTGACACGGTTGACCGTGTTCGCTGCGGGCGTCAGACCCGTTAGTGAAGTCGTACCATTGAACGTCCACGAGGTCGTCGCAGTCGCCGCCGAGGAAGGGATAACGTAAGCAGTATTCCCAAAAATACTTACTACGTTGACAATGTTCGGGTTTGCCATTTTAGAAACTCCTTAGAATCCGAAGATCATAGCCATCGCAATGGCCTTACCAGTTGAGATACCACCGCTACTCGTAGACCACGACAGCGTTCCCGAGCCGTCAGTCGAAAGCACTTGACCCGTTGTACCATCCGCAGCAGGCAGTGTCCATGCCACGTTAGTGGCAATCGTCGCAGGCGCTTTGAACGACACGTAGTTACTGCCGTTGTCTGAATCCTCAAACCACCGAATCTCTGCTGCCGTATCCGCCGTGCCCGCGAAGTTGTACGCGCCCGTGCCCTTGGCAGCAAACGACAAGCTGATGTTCGTGTCGCCACCTGTGGCCGCAATGCTAGGATTCGACCCTGTCGCTGCGTTACTGATAGTGACTTCGTTCACCGCTGACGCAACCGTTGCAGGGAATTTGATCAACTCGTTGCTATTAGCGTCCACCACCGACGCACCCGACGACAACCGCAAGTTACCCGTCGTCAGCGCAAGACTGCCCGTGGACACAACCACGCTGCCGCTGCCCTTTGGCGTGAAGTTCAAGTCAATGTTTGTGTCACCGCCCGACGCTTGAATCGCCGGACCCGCGCCTGTCGCCGCATTCGTGATCGTGACTTCGTTGATCGCAGAGCCCACCGCCGAAGGGAACTTGATCAACTCGTTGTTGTTCGAGTCCAGAATCGACGCCGCACTCGCAACCCGCACATTGTTCGCGGTAAAGATGATGTTGCCCGTGCCCTTGGGCGTAAAGTTCAAATCGATGTTGGTGTCGTTACCAGTGGCCTGAATCGCAGGACCCGAACCCGTCGCAGCGTTGGTGATCGTTACCTCGTTAACTGCCGACGCCACCGTCGAAGGAAACTTAATCAACTCGTTGTTGTTCGCGTCAATCACCGAAGACGCACTTGGCATCTTCAGGTTTCCACCCAACTGCAACGAGGACAAGAAGTTGATCGTCTCGCCGACATCCGTGCCGTTGTTATAGACAAGAACTCGTCTACCATTTGGCACCGTAACGCCAGTCTGGCCCGCCACTTTTACCGTGACATCAAAACCACCTACCGAGTTATTGAAGACCAAATAAGGCTTCTCAATCGCAGGCACTGTGACCGTGCCCGCGCCCGACAACGTCGCGGTGATGTTCAGCACGAACGCACGGAAGTCCTGAGCAGCGTTGGAGTCTGCATACGGCATGGTGTACGCATTGGCCGAGAAGTCCGCTGTCTCCAGCGTCGCCATGCCCACAACGGCCTGTTCGAGGCCTCGCGATCCCGCACTCGAGCTACCCCAGTTATTGTTGGTGGTGTTGCCCCATGTGCCGGACTGTTCACCATCACCAATAAGCTCAATCTTTAAGGTACTAAATGTACTTGCCATGATCTTTCCTTATGCCGCTTGTTGCGTGTCATCCACCGTTACCCAGTTTGGCGACTGGGAATCGCTGACTACCGTCCACGTCGTTACCTGCCCATCGTTCACTGCGTTCCAGTCGGCTGTCTGCGAATCATCAATCAACGACCACTTCAAGAACGCAATCGTACCAACCGCACCTGTCGCCCCTACCCCGGTGACTACCTCCGTGTTATCCACACGGACTGTCGCCGTTCCCATCAAGCCGGTTCCCTCTACGCCTACCGGGAATACCTTCTTAACGACAAAAGCGTTTACATCGTTTACTTGGCCCGTTCCTTCAACGCCGACAACCGGTACATCGATGTCATACGACGGAGTAACCTGACCAACTTCACCAACGCCCTCAACCCCAACCGGCGTCACATTACTGCTAATTTGGAACGCTACCTGCCCCGCGTCACCCAGCCCCTGTACCCCACTTGGTACATAGCTTATCTTCGGCGTAGGAGCAGAAACTGCACCCGTTCCTTCAACACCCGTAACATTGAAAACTACACCGATGATAATACTTACGGTGCCTACATTACCAGTGCCAACAACCCCTGTTGGGACCACTTTCGAAGTAACCGCTACAGTGCCAACCGCCCCCGTAGCCGATACCCCAGTAACCCCATAACGAACCAGCGGAACAACATTGCCCACCGCGCCCGTGCCAGATACCCCCGTGGGGATAACCGCATCCGTCACCGAAATCGAGACCGTTCCAACCGCCCCGGCGGCACTAACACCTACCACCGTTGGACGTACTACCGGAACACTCGTCCCCACCGCGCCCGTGCCCGCGACCCCCGTGACCGTGTAAGAAATCGCCTTAGCGACCGTTCCTACCGCCCCCGTGCCGACAACCCCGGTAACGCGCTCAATGACGCTTGGTACTACCGTTCCTGCACTACCACTACCCGATACCCCAGTTACCGTCTCTACAACCGCTACAGCAACTGTGCCTATCGCTCCGGTGCCCACCACCCCAACCGGGATGACCGTGTCACCAACAACCAGTCCTACCGATCCTACCGCCCCCGTCGCCGCTACGCCACTTACGGCATAGAGGACAACCGGGGTAACTGTTCCTACCTGCCCTGTGCCCTCAACGCCAGTGACGCTGACAACAGTGCCAGAGACGAATCCGCCCCAGCCGTTGTCGCCCCACGCATCCGCACCCCAGCCGTTTGCAGAGATAGGCAAGCCGCTCCACGAGGAGTCGCCCCAGCCATCATCGCCCCAAGCCGCTGCAGGTACGGACACATTTTTTCCTTACTCAGGCAATGCGAATAATGGCAGTAGCAGCAGCTGGTGCTGGGAACTGAATCTGGAAGTCACCCGAACTCACCTGCTGGTCACCACCAAAGCTCAATACCGCGCAAGCTGGATCACCCGCTGCAGTGTCGTTATAGATAATCGCGCCGCATGTTGTAAACGTCGCAGTGGACCACGTGGTGTTGTCAAAGTCGCAGACCGCTGTGGTGCCATCCGCTACAGGCGTGACAGAAACCAACGTGTTACCACCCGTGGTATAGCCACTACCGTTAGGCAACTCATCCGAGTTACCAGTCAAATCGGTGTAGCTGGTCGTTGCCGCACCATAGGTGCCCGAACCTACTGCAGTTGCTTTCATCAAAGCAATCTTGAAGGTATTGCCCGTGGAAGCGGTAAAGTTGTGAACTGCCCGCAGAATCTCTACCTTGAACGAGGTAGGCATGGCAGTGGTTACAGAGATAGGCATATCAATCCTCCAAAAGTTTTATAAGCTCAGGGTGCCCCGCTTCGCGAAGGCGGTTTGCAAGCGTGGTGTTGTGAGATGCAACGGCTTGCCGCATGTATCTCACCAATACCGCACGTATTTGGGTTTTAAAAGCTTCCGCCTGTTCACGAATGACAGGGTGGGAACCTTCCCCAATATAAACAATCTTTTCCAACGCCATCTCGGCTACTTCTTCTGGCGTGAATCCACGTCCAGAAACCATAACCGCCTTGATGTCGCCTAGTAGTACGCCGCCGCCTATCATGGTCCGGGTGACTCCGATTTAACTTTCAAACGTATCATGCCGTCTCTGTATTCATCACGACGACGGCGACCCTGCTGCTCGATACCCAGACCCTGCAGCGCCTGTTTGTAGCTATTCTCAAAGTAACCCAGCATATCCGTAGGACCTTTTGTATAGCTGTAAGCCTGCACCAAGCAAGCATACAAAAGAGCCTCTGGTGCGTTGTCACTCACCCACGTATTCGGGTTTGTGGAAGACAACTGCGCTGGACGATAGATATAGCCAAGCTCAACCGCAAAGGCTGAGCCCGGTGTCGGAGCAACATAAAAAGTGTTTTGATCCCAAACCGAGTAGTACTTCGGTGTCCCTGTATCGGAACCATCCGGCCAGTACTCCTTCATGAAGGACGTATCGCGGAAATCAAGGAAAAGCTGGTTGTTGCTCGCATCCGTCAACATCAGATAACGGTGCGTCAAGATGTCTGTAGGCGTGGACAAGAACTTATTGCCCGAAGTCATCGTGCCACTGACTTCCTTCTTGAAGACATCCAAATCGATGTCACGAAGAATCCGGTTCTCCGCCATCGTAATGAACGTATTGATCACCGCGTTCGTGAAGACATTGCTCCCGACCTCGGTGTAGTTCCTGATGTTGGTAACCAGTTCGTCGTAAGTCATGGCTAAGTTATCGCTATTGTTACCGCCCCTACCGCTCCATACCCCACTGGCGGAGCCTGAAGCGGATAAGGACGCATGTCCGTAATGTTCTGCGCAGCATAAATACTGCCCCTACTTTGAAACGCCGAATCCGCAGGCATTCCGACAAACACTGTCGTAGGTTCAAGACGATCTGGCCTTGGCTCCTGTATCGCAATCGCATCGCCTTTATAACGAAGCGGCTCCAACTGCGGTTCCTTCGGCTCGTAATCGTCAGGACAAACCTTAAACCCACGCCAGTTCTTCTTTAATACATTGTACGGGTAGCGCTGACCACAGTAGTCACACAACCCGAACGAAAATTTGCCTGTAGCAAATGCCACACTACGCCCCTACCTCAGGAACAAAATACGCACTAGCAGTATCTCGATCCTCTGCCGCCGCACGTGCAAACTCTTCTTCGTACAGCTGCTTCATCATGACCGTGCGCTCAGGCGCGTACTTCAACGATAAGTAATACGATAAACCTGCTGCCAAGCATGGCAAGAACCTGAAGTTCACGTCTGCCGTGTTGGTGTAATCCCCTGCATCCTGCATACGACGAATGCGGTAATACCGCAACTGGTAATTCTGGTCCGGCGTAGGATACAAAAACACCTTCGGTACATTGGTGCGCTGGACGTAATACTGCGCAGGTTGCGCCTGCGTAGTCTTATCCGGCACGTTCAAATACTCCGCACGGCTGATGCGCTCAATGATGATGTCGGTTGCAGGCGTCTGTCCAGTCAGACGGATCACTGCTGACAACACGTTAACCGTATCAGTCGGCAAAGATATTTCTGTATCCCCTTGTACAAGGTTGTATGTCGCTAGTTCAATGGTCCACAGGTTCAGCCCACGGTTAGCCCATTCCAAGAACATCAAGTTCAAGGATCGACGAGCGGTCGAAAGCTGTTTGCCGTTGGTCATTTGCATGCCCAAACGCTCAAACGCCTCCTCGACCAAGTCGTCGATTTGTAGGTCAAAAACTGTTGTACCGGAAGTAGCCATTACTCTTTGTACAAGTTATCAAACGTCACATCGGGGTCCATGTAACTATCATCCTGCTCAGCACAGTGAATCCACTGGCTCGGTCTAAAATCAGGAGCGCCGTTTCCAGTCTCCCAATAAGCAGGACTTGTCACACGAACACGGTTATTTGGCAAAGCCACAATGTTCCCGGTCCACTTGCCCGCATCGGTCAGCACCAACACATGGCTTTGTTTGTGTTGCGCCGGACAATCAGCGATCTCGCTCTCCGCATAATCCACCGTAAACAAGTAGCGCCCCGTGTAAAACTCACCTGCTATCTTGCACAACCACGGACTCGGGCCTGTGCGGGCAAACTTGACTACTGTGTGATGATGCGAAGGGCAGTCCCATGGTTGCGCAAGATGCGTTGGCATCCGTTCGGGCCACTCATCCAACCGAATGTCCCCAACTAACGCCGTGATCGGCATCCTCGCCCACATGGCACCGCCATGCACATTTTCTGATCCATCTGCATCGCTCTCACAACCTGTAAAAACTAGTTGGAAGCTCAAACAGCGGTCAGGCATGGTGTTTACCGCAATCGCCATCGCATGCAAGTATTCACCATGGTACTTCTGATGCATGTGAGTAAATTCACGTCTCACCCAGCACTTGAAGTACGGGATATTACTGATCAGATACGCCATTAACGGCCTTTGCCGCCACTCGCCATCATCTTCTTCTTGACTGCGCCACCAGCAGCATAGCCCTTCTTCATCATGCCGCCGCCCATCATCTTGACAGGAGCTTCGCCCATTGCCATGCGCTTGTGCTGATTCACAGCACCACCTTTGGCATAGCGAGAAGCTTCTTCTCTTTGGCGCTTTTTATCAAATTCTTTTTCGAGATTAATTCCTTCTCGTGCTTTTGCTTCTACTTCTCGGTCTTTTCTTTTACCGCTTTCAGTTCCTACAATGCGGTTTACGTCTTCCATGACCTTTTTAACGCCACCTGCATATTCTCCTGCGATCCCTCTTGCCATGCGACCTACTGCGCCACCTTCAGCCATCATGATTGGACCCGAGGTCTGGCTAGTCTTCGACAGCATCTTGTTGCGAGGACCTTTTTCTACTGCACCGCCGCCTTTGGTAGCGGCACCCATTCCACGTCCAGCCATGATTACTTTCCTTTCTTCATAGCGCGGCCTTTTACGTCCGCAGTTTTACGCTTAACAGCACGACCCATAGCGTCAGAAGACTTCTTTACTGCGCCGCCTTTTTTCATAGCATTGCCCTTAGCAATCTTTGATGCCACTAAATCGGCAATCAGGCTCATGCCACGACGTGGGCGAGCGTCTGCCCCTTGTCTACCCTTTACAGCGTTAGATACTGCTTGCGCAATCTTTTTCGACAACATTTTGACCTCCTATCGACGTTCTATTAAACGATCAATCTTCTCTTCCAGACGATTGAATCGCTGGTCGATATGCTCAGTAATCTTATCTACTTCTGCCTTTGTCACAGTATCGCGAGCAATCTCCTCGCGAGTGCGATTAAGCAAAATTGTGATGCGCGCAAGCTCACTAAACTTCTCATGCATGATGTAACCCAGTACACCCACAAGAAGCGTTAATGCTGCACTCCAAATCTCTACTAGCTGCACCGCATACTCCTCAACATTTCCACCGACGCCGCGCTTGGCGGATACGGCTGTTTGGGTCCTTTGCTGCCTCTGGGTACATCTTCATCTGCCCCTCAGAACGTGCGCAAAACGACTTACGACGCTTCGCGCGCGCCCCCGATGGATTACTTTCAGTCACAGCGGTTTGGAGCTTGCTGCCCGGATTAGCACGACGATAAGCAGCAACACCTTGCTTCGTCATGCCCGCTCCAGACTTGGTGGATCGAAAATTCCCCGACTTCACCGAAGTAGCAATGCCCATTCCTTTGGACTTTTTCGTCGCCATCGTTAGACAGCTGCGCCGCCCACAAACAACAACGTGACGCTTTTTACTTCGGCATCTGCGAGGTCAATAAAGACGCCGCTTGAAAAAAGAATACCGTCGTCTGGGAAGATCAAATCAACTGCACCTGCCGCAGCAGGAGTGTTAATCGTGATCAACGCCGTACCGCCACTTGTGCTTCCGTTCTTTAGCGAAAACGACGACGCAGTGTTACTGCAGGTGTAGTACACCCCTTGAACACGTGTCCTGCCGCTAATGGCGTCATCCGAAGTTGTCTTCGTTACCGCCGAGATATCACTTGCAAAGCTCATGAGACCCCCCTATTAGGCGGTTGCTTTGATCACTGTGACCGTATACGTACCGGAAGCCGGATCAATAGGCGATGCAGTGACGTTAGCCGCACGAACCTTGACGGTATCGGTGGCAGAAACGTAACCAGTGATTACAAGACCAGCTGCAATCGTTGCGGGAACACCAACAATCACAGGGTCGCCTACAGCAGCACCGGTCACGGTAATGTTTGCGGAATCCGCTGTGGTGTTAGCCGAAAGGGAGGTGAAATCGATGGTTGCCGAGGTTTTGAGTACGGCGGTAAATGTTCCACCGATGCCCCCGATGAAGCCGTTGTCAGATGCGACTGGGCCTGAGAAGCGTGTCTGAGCCATTATATGGTTCCTCTTAAATGTTGATACTTAATAGCAAGCTTTCGAACAGAACTGATGTCTGCGCCAAGTTGTCTTGCACGTTCTGCGTAAGACATTTCTGGATTATTTAGAATAAAACCCAGCTTTGCAACGAATTTCGGGTCTTGCTGAAGCCTTGCCATTTGTGCTTCTGACAGCGTTTTTCGGTATTCCGGGCTTTTGTAATCAAAGGTCGAAGCCCGCCTGCCCAGCCGTATTTTTTCCCTTACCTCTTCACTATGCGTTTTACCACGCATCGGAGCCTTGGCAAAGTCTGCAACATTGTAGACCGTCTTTTCTTCAAACCACGCATCATTTTTTAAGAAGGCTTCTTCCAACTGGTCCAACTCGCTCAAGTCCTTACACTCTATTTCAATAGACCCATAAAAACTAGAGAGACCGTATTTGTTAAACGCGTTTTGCAAGTGAGAGTTGGGGTGTTTGTTATTTCGTAACAGCCTGAAGTGTTCCCTTAATCGTTTTTTAACCCGTTGCGACTGGCCGACATAGCACTGCCCTGTCGCAGCGTTAACTATCTTGTAAATGCCGCATACATCATGCTTGTATGGCATAAACAACTCCTTTTCATCTAGTTCTTGCCATTTTACGACTAAAAAAAAGGGGAGCCGAAGCTCCCCTTTTTCTCTTAGGCCGCGCCGGGCGAGCCGAAGATACCGCGCCAATCGGAGAAGCCGAAGCTGTAACGCTCACGCGCCTTGTAGCGCATGTTGCCAGTTTCGAAATCACCTTCAAAGGCGGTCTTCATGTTTACACGTTCAAACATCTTCATGCCGTTCGGAGCGTCGGTCTTAACGAACCATGCGTCCGGATCGGTCAGGTAGTGGTTGACAGTGTAGCCCTGCGGAATCATGCCCATGTTCTTCAGGGCGTTGATGTCGTTGTCGGCAGTGCCAACACGCAGAGTGGACTTCATGATGCGATCCGCAGTGAACTGAAGCTCTTTCGGGATGATCAGCTTCAGGCCTTGGATTGCGATCTTCAGGTTGCGCTCGTCAACCAACGACTGGATGTCGATGATGGCCTGTTCCAAAGAAGTCTCGGAAAGGTCAGCAGCGGTTGCCAGTTCGTTTTTCTGGTCTGGGCCACCAATGATAGGGTGATCCGTCGAGCACAGAGCAACGCCGTCGCCACCAATCGAGGTGGTGAAAGCGCCGTTCAAGACCGAAGCGGCCTTGATCTGCTTGGTAGTTGCCATCGAACGGGCCAGAGCGAGGGTGTAACGACGAGCCAAACGGTCGTACAAGTTATCTTCCACCGCTTCTTCCGTCAGAGAGAATGCCAGAGCAATCGTCTCGTGGGTGTAGCGAGCGGTAAAGACTTCCTGAGCGGTGTCGTATGCCAAGCCAGCACCTTCGGTTTTGACCGGAGCCTCACCGAAGCCAGACAGCATGACTTCCTCTTCAAATGCACGATCTGACGACTCAACGTCGTAAATCTGCAGATGCTCTTGCTCATAGTTTTTGTACTCAAGGCCGAACAGGGCGTTCAGGCCGGGCTCCAACTCTTTAACTAGTTGTGCGCGTGAAATAGCCATGATTTAGCTCCTATTAGGTCAGGCCAGCAACACCAATGCTGCCGTACTGATGCGCATTGATCTTTACGACGACTTGGGTGAAGTTTTCACCTAAGGAGTTGTTGGGTGCGTTGTACAGACCAACAATCTTTAGGACCAGTGTGTTAGTAGTCAGGATAGTGGACGAATCCAGTTCCATCGCAGACAGACCAGTGATGTTGCTGCCTGCCGTAGCAGTAACAGCAGCGTTCTGACCAATATCTGCTTGGACGATGTCTTCATCAGCCTGAACTAGGAACAGTTGATTAGGATCGTCAAGCACTTCAGCCAGAATCTGGCCTGAAGTGATGTTCACCGAACCCGGATAGTACTGCTTCCAAGTTGGCTTACCGGTTGTTGGATCAATGTAGTTGCAACCGTTAAATACGCCAACTGCGGTGGCGTGAGTGCCACTAACGTACTTAACAAGATAGCCACCAACAAGAGTGACTAGGTCACCCTGATAGATAGCGCCTGCTTGGTTGTCCGCAATGACATAGCTGTACTGCTTCTGGGCACCAGTAGCAGATAGATTGCCAAGAGGACGAAGACCAAAGGCTTTATCGACGTTTGCCATTTGTCTATTCCTTAAAAAAGTTTACTCGTCAGCCTTCGGACTTCCGAAGACTGTTCGGGACTGACGGGACGGCTTGGTGATACGCATGCTGTCATGCGCATTTGATTTCATCAAGTCGTTGTCAACAGCTTGCATTTGGTCTCGGGACCGTGAGCTGTAATACGCATTGCGCTCTGCTACCGTCTCCTCAGGAATTCGTGCTAAAAGCAAACTTCCCACACCGAGAACCCCGGCGTGTCGGTTGCTATCCATCGGAGTGCCAAGAAAGTCAGGGTACTCGTCGGCACGTACCAACTCATATCCCTCACGCAGGCGAGAAGCCACGTTAATACGGTCATCGTATCCGTTTGCTTCCGCTCTGATCCAACGATGCTTATAGCCCGGAGGAGCAGGAGGCGCATCCAGCTTCGAAGGAGGAGCCCACGGTTTGCGGCGCGCAGTTGCGGTACGGCTTTCGGCTTCCCGCGACTTACGATTTAATGAAGGCACGTCAATCTTATCCATGGTCTTACTCCTTAACGTATTTGGCGTATTCCTCTAACGGAACACCAAGTTTTTTGGCAATCGCTACCTGACTTGGGGTCAGTTTCACGCTGCGGCGCGCTGTATTAACTCCCGACGAGCGGGTTGCAGGAGCAACGGAATGCGCGGACCGTACTCTCTGTTGTTTTTGGGGCGCAGACGACGCGTTTCCTTCTTGGAACTTGTGAGGGAACGCTTCGCGGATACGCCTGTCCAGTTCATCATAATACTCCTCGCTCTGGGGGTCAAATCGTTCCTTATTGACCAACTGAGCATGGATACCAAACACGGCATGTGTCATCGGCACATCAGCACCGAACCACGGGTTCTGCTCCGCCCACTCCTCAGCACGAGGATCAGGCTCAGACGCCTGTTGCTGGGCGGGTTGCTGCTGTTGCAAAGCCTGTCGCTGCTGGGCCTGATACGCCGCAAGCTGTTCCTGCTGTTCACGCTGGGCTGCAGCCTGTTGCACCTGCCGCTGATCCATCATGATCGCTGTCAAACGCTCTTGCGCCTCAGTCTCCGTGTCAAAATCGCCTTCTTCACGGGCCTGACGGATCACCTGCTTTAACGCAGCGATCTGAGTATCCATCCGACCCTTGGCTTCGTTCAGTCGTTCCGCATCCGTGTGACGGAATTGCTGCTCCAACTGCGTTGCCCGTTGCTGGACGTTCTTGGCGTACTCAATCGCTGCCTGTTCGCGACGCTCCGTCTCTCGTAAACGCGCTGTCAGCTTCTCAATGCGCTTACGAACACCGGAACTGTACTCATCCAAGTCCTTGGCGTGTTGCTTCTGCTCCTGCGACTGCTGCGGCGGCTCAAGTTCTACCTCTGGGGCCTGCGGAGCGTCCGCCAAGACAGCATCAGAGCCATCTTCGTTCATTTCAATCGTGGCTGGACTCTCGTCGTCGCCAATACTGAACTCTAGTTGTTCATTTGACATGTGTTTCTCCTTTAGAGCATGTGGACAATGTCTTCGGGATTGGCAATCGTCGCCAAAACCTCGTCATCGTTGATAAGGCGTATCTCGCCGCCCTCAATCGGAATGCGCGAACCCGCATAGCGACCGAAAACAATCCAATCCCCCGGCTTGCACCACGGGCCGTCTGGAAACTTGCTCTCGTCGCAGTACGCCAACGGACCTACCTCAAGCACATAGGCACAGGTAGTCGCCAGTTGCGTCTTTTTCTGCGTCTCCTCTGCAATCGCAATGCCGCCCTTCGTCACTCGGGCCCCGCGATAAGGCAAAAGAGAAATACGCCAGCCCGTCGGACGCGGGAGATGGTCGCGAACGCTCTCGTTCAACTTCACCTCGTCCAACTGGCCTTCATCGTTGAAGACATCGTCGATGGTTGGGGCCCTATTCTGTTGCTGCTCCAACCACTTGCGCTCCAAAGCAGTCAAGTTGTCTTGCTTCTCTTCTACGGCTTCCATGCAGTCCTCCTTAGGGGTTAGTCCATCTCACTAAACTTCTTGAGGCGTTCTTTCATAACGTCCTCAACCAAGTTCAAGCCTTCCAGACGGCCCATCAGGAAACGATACCGCTCCATAGAAGTCACCGAGCCATTCAACACCATAGCTTCAGTGTCAGACCTCAGTGTTCGCAGGTCCTTTAGAACTGCTTCCGCAAATTCCAGCATGGTAAATCTCCATGAGAGCAGACGGTTCTAAGCTACCGTCTGGAAAGCTTGAAAATCAATAAATCTTAACCGGGTTATTCCCGTCTCTTTTCTTCACAATCATCGCAGGGCCCTGCACACCCTTCATCGCACCGCCCTTAGCCTTTTTATTCGACTTGCCAGCAGTAGACAAAGCAATCGCAACCGCCTGTTTGTTCGCTGCCTTCTTGCTCTTGGGCTTACTCGTGCCTATCGAGCCACTTTTCTTAAATGCACCCATCATCTCGCTGATATTGCCCGAGATCGTCTTCTGGCTAGAACCCTTTTTAAGAGGCATTTTGTGCTCCTTGCTGTTGACTGACTTGGTTAAGACGCTCTCGCGCCACATCCGCTCGTAACATCGCAATATTTTCCTGCGACTGCACACGTGCCATGTTAGCGCGCTGCACCTCCGCTGCCTTTTGCTTCTCTACTTCTAACTTCGCACCCTCAATCTGGATACGCTGGCTGTCCGCCTGTGCACGTTGCTGGATTTCTGCCTGCTTCAGCTGCACCACAGGGTCAGGACCCTCACCAGACAGCTGCGCTTGAATGCCACGCAGCTCCATCATGGCCTTAGCCACTTCCAACGCGATCATGCCCTCCTTCTGGATCGGCGACACCATACGATCAGGGTCCGCACCATACTCCGAGAACAACTGCGCCTCGACAATCTCCTCCGCCTTCTTGCGCACGTGATCCAAAATGTGCTTCTGCAGCGTCATCGCCGCCTGCGGGTTCGCCTGCAACATCGGCGACATGCCCATGATCAAATGCGACAAGATATGCGCGTCATGCTGCTGACCAGAGAACGCCTTCAACTCCATCTGATCCAATACATCCGCGTTTTCCTGCGCGGGGTCCTTCGGCATCTGCGTATTCTGCGGCCTCAAGATGCCATCAATGTCTCTGACGTTCATCGCCGCATACACACGGTAGTACGCCTCGTACATGTTGTGCATCATCGGCGCTGTCTGCGCCAATTGCAACTGCGTTTGCGCCAAAGTGATGCGCTGGGCCACCGAGAAGATGTTCGGATCAGCCACAGGAAGTACCGCCACCAGCTGATTGAAGTCATGCTTCTTGATTTTTCTCGACGCACCCGGCACCTCATACGGATATTCGTCCGGCAGATACTTACCAAAGCCCTTGGCAAGCAGTTGGAACTCCATCTTCTGCGAATAATGCAGGCGCTTGTGGATGGCCGACATCACCATCGAGCCTTTTTCCATCAACGCAATGGTCGTACCCACCGCCGCCATCTGATTGCCTTCACCCACCTGCATGTCAGCAATCGATGCCAAGCGTTTGCCCGCATCCACCACAAAACCAAGCAACGAGAACAGCGTCTGGCTCGGTTCTTTGTACGGCAACGGCAACAACGACGCCGTCAACTCCGCACCACCCGCATCAATGTCACGCCATTCGCCCGGCTGAATCGGATTATCGCTATCTGCGATACGCGCACCCTTCGCTTTGAAGCCCGCAGGCAGATTCGAGAGCGTTCCCGCATCCAACAACTGCCGCATCGCCATCGTAGCCGTCTTCGACAAGCCACCAATCAGATGCACAAAGCCCAAACCATACGCGCCCAGACCCTCAACCAGCACGTAATGCACAAACGCAGGGATGCGAAGCTTTAAATCGTCGTCCTCTTCCCAATTTCGACGCACACCGACCACGCGACCGCTGACTTCTTCAATCGTAATCAAGAACGGCAGCTTAATTCCCGTCGGCTCACCATCCTCATCGACATCTTCAAAGCCCGGCACGTCATAATCAACGTGCATCTCAAGCAAAAACATCTCTTCGGCTTCGTCAGATGGCGTTAAACCCGTCTGTTTGTCTATCGCCTGCGAAATATCGCTCGCTGTCGGGTCAAAAGCCTCTGCTTGCAAGTCCAAATCAAGGTACTCACCCGCCAAAACACGCTTCTTAAACTCGTTCGTGGACATCGCCACACGATGCGTGACCCGTGAGCATTGGCTCATGACACTTGAGCCGTAATACGGGATGTACAAATCGTCCGCCAAGACCAATTTGGACACCATCCGACCCAAATAACGGTCGTAATACACCTTCTTGAACACCGATCCACCATAACCAAGGTAGAAAAGCGCCTGATCAAACTCCGGTGTGTACTCCTCCATCACCGTCGTTAGCTGGTAATTCATGAAATCTTGCACACGCGAGGCCTGCTGCGCCTTGTCCAAGGTCTCCTTACCCACAATCTGCGTCCTAACAGGACCACTGGACGGCATCAACTCCTTCATCGCCTGTGCTTGGAACTGCACAATCGCCTCAGTTAACATCGGATGCACTGCCCCCGCCGCACCACGGAAAGGCTTGGTCCGCTCTTCAAGCTTCAAGCCCAACAGATCAAGGCCCTTGGAGTACATCGTCTCCCAGTCCGACCGCGATGACTTGTCCGCCTCGTACAACGCCTGCAATGTCTGCGACATTTCCGACAGATCGTCCGCGCTAATAACCTCGGCTAAGTTGTCATAGAAGTCCACTTCCGCAGCTTCGTCCTCGCCCATCTCAATCGTGGCCCCACCATCCTCTTCCAAGATGATTTCGATTTCAGGCATGCCTGCCGCTTCAATCTCCACGGACAAGGGCTTTTCGTTTTCCCCGAGCTTATCTACTGGCATGGTTATTCCTCACCCTTGTTTTTGTACTGCATGTAGTTTTTGAACTCGTCGCCCCAGTTGACCTCTACACGATCCTCTTCTTTCAAAGTCTCTCCTGTGCGACTGTTTCTGTACGTGGTGGATCTGATTTCTCTTGGACCTAGTGTCTCAAATAACTGCAACACTGCGCGCTTTTCTTCCGCTGTAGGCTCACTGTTGAACTTCGATCTGACTTCCTTAATCATCAAGCCGTCTTCGTCCGTGAACTTCGTCTCAACCGTCACCTGTGGTACGCCCTTCTCATTACGCAAAGAGAAGATGCGCGCGAGTCCCGAGTTAAAGGCTTTTTTGCCACCTAGGTTGTAATCGTCTTTGGTCTTATAGCCACCAATCGAATGCCGCATCGCTGCCCCTTCTAGCTCCACTGCATCAGGCGACATAATACGCACCCACTTCTGATTCTTGTCAATCTCGTAGACAGGCTGGGTTCCGTCAAAATAAATCTCTTTAGGAACCGCCTTACCGTCTCGCGCCTTCTCCAACATTAACCCGCGATCACGCTTTAGACGCATGTTCTGCGCCCCCTTGACCACCGCTTCAGGGAACGTCATGCGCTCAAGGTCTCTAAGGGGTATCGATGCAATGCCCTCGGCCAGATTGTTAGGCTTCAGGAAGTCCATGCTTGGGGTAGTTGCAAGGTCGTAGATCGGCTGCTCTTTGGTCGCCGAATACAAAAGGGACTGTATTCCCTTATCCGTATCGCCCACTCCGCGTACATACGACTCTCGCATGTCCGGGGGCAACGCTTCCATCCCCTGCAACAGTTCGCCTAACTTCTTGCGGGGCTCTGAATAGGTAGTCTCTGCCATTTGCTGCGCAGTATTCGTTGCAGGATAAACTGGATTAATTAAATCCTCTGGCACCCCTTCAGCAAGCAGTCGCTCACGTTGCGCTGTCTGCATACGGTTACCTATTACATAGGAAGGGTCCGTCGCCCCTGCTGGGACATAGCCCTGTGTGCTTAGATGTGTTGCTTCATCGTAAAAGCGCTCAAGGTCCTTAATCGCATTCGGATTGCCCGCGCGCGCTGCGTCCAACAGGTAATCCCTGAACCGCTCTTGATCCGAGCCGTACAACGGCATCCGACCTTCAATCACTGCCAGACGTAATGGATCCTCTGCCGTGCCATACACCGAAGTCAGATACTTACGTCCCTTGGTACGAATAAAGTCCGCCACCGCCTTAGCGTCCCGGCCTGCCAGATTCTCCGCCCCAGTCAACCCTTTAACGACGCGGTCTAAATACGTATCTACGCCCGATCCCATACCCTCAGGATAAAACGCTCCACCCTTGGTCTTGACCGCGTACATCGGAGCGGCACCCGCCTGTGCAAGCAACGGCTCCCAACTACGCCCGGTCCGTGGACCAAGGCGCTCTAACATCTTCGCAGCACCTTTTTCAACACCCTTGCCCGTCATCGTCGCTGCTTTACTCACGGTTCCCGCAGGAATCGCCAAAGGAAGATACGTACCCAACTCTTCAAAGCCCTTGGCTTCCTTCGTGGGCTTGGTCAAACGACCCGGCATGTAATCCCGCAAGACCTCTTCCGTCGTCGCCAGTTTGCGCGTCTTGTCGCTCTCTCTAAAGATCGACTCGATATCGCCAAAGGTTCCGGGGATCGTGGCTACAGAGCCCCGTATTCTCGATTCAAGATTCGACAAGCCCTCGCCCGTGATGTTCCTCAACAACCTCGCCGCGTCCGATACAACACTCGACGCACTCGGGCCCTTGGCCTTGAACGCCGCACGAGTGTCCGCTGTAATCGGTCCGCTGTCCGGAATCTCGCCGTAGATCGGTGATCCTTGAGCCTTGTTTACCGCCCCACCCTTGTTGAACTTCTGCAGGGGGACAGTGTTGGCCTCACTGCCCCCCGATAACTTTTTTAGTAAGGCCCTCGACTGACTCTCCAACATCTCGCCCTCGGGCGGAGAGCCCATCGCTCGTTTTACAGGGTCAGGCAAAGAATTGTCCACTGCCGCTTGACGATCTTCCAAGGCCTTGCTCAACTTGCCCTGTTCCGCTTCAAGTGCCTCGTCCAACTGCGAAACATAGCCAGTCAACCCCGCCGCTGCCGCAGCATCTCTTGTATTGGTCAACTGCCTCACCGAGGTCTCCAAACCGCCTACGATCCCTTTGAACGCCGCCATCGTATTCGACACCTTGAACGTCGGCGATAACTTCGGTGGGGTATACGCTTTCGCCAAAGTCGGACTGGACAATAGCCGGTCTGCTGCAGTCGCTGCAGTGCTTACCGGCTTGGCTATCAGCATGTCGTAGTCCGCCTTCTGCGGCGTCACTACCTCTGCAAGATAGTTTTTGACGAACGGATTCTCCCTGCCATACGCACTCGCCAAGTTCTCATACACGGCCACCGCCGCGTCATACTCAGCTTTTTGCGTATTGATTTGGGCTGCAAAAGGTGTGGGAACGGCACCCTTGGCAGACGTTTCTGGAAGCTTGTATTGCAGCCCCTCTAATGACACGGAAGTAAGCTCAGGCCCCAATCTACTTCCCGTTAACCGAGCCGTCTGCACTCGTTGACGATACTGCTCCGGTGTCTCAAACGCTCCACCTACGCCTGTGAAATATTTATTTACGAGCCCTTGGTCCGTAATGGCTTGGCGTAAATCCGCCTCCTTCTGTACAAGAAGCGGCCTCAACGCTGTCGCTGTTTCAATGTCGCCACTGGCTATCGCATTGTTAAACTCAGTGCGAATAGCCGTTGCATCATCCTGCTGACGCTTCACGATCCCTGTAAAGGTTTGCCCTAACTGCGCCTTATTGCCCAAGCCCACCAACTGATCCGGGGTCAACGAGGTATACGTCGTGTACTTGTAACCCCCCGGCGTCATGTTCGCAGGTGCTGCAGGTGCTGGGGCAGGAGCGCCATCGGACCCCGGAGCGCCGGGTATATCTACGTAAGGACTCGTCTGCAAGGGCCCCTTGTACGTCTCCAGTCCACCATACGTTGCACTCGGCTCGTACCGCACAAGAGGAGGCTGCGCCTTCTGCAACTCCTCTTTCGTCAACAGTGTCGGCTTGGTAAACGTCTGTACAGTCGGTGTAAACGTCGGCGTTGTGTACGTCGGTGTCGCTGCCAATGCCGCTGGATTGATCTGCTCAAACAACGACCGCGCCGTCGATGTCGGGGCCGTCGACGGCTGAGACAAAGTAGGCTGCGCACCCAACCCCGTAAGCGGAGCAGGCGTCGGCGTCATTATGCTCGGGCCCGTGGGCGGCGCAGCAACAGGCTGGAATGTCGGGATGTTGATCTGCGATGGAACGGACGCTGACGCAGGAGCCGTGGTCGGTGTCGCAAGCTTCTCGACCGGCGCACCCGCCGCATTCACCTGCTTGCTAATGTCCAACAGCTCAGGGAACGGCGTCTTCTGTACTTCACCGCCCTCAGCAAAACTCTGCAGCATCTGCGCTGCTCTACCCGGCTTAGGCATGCGCGTCAAAATTGCCTGCGCTTCCTCTACCTCACCACCCTGAGCAAAATACTGAAGGCTCGGCTGCTCATCGTCCTCCATGTCCTCGCCCACGGGACCGCCTTCGGAAAATCCCACAAGATCATCATAGCCCTCGGAGGCATTGTCCTCATCGATAAAGCTATTTAAGGCGTTAAAGTCCATGGCGTACCTTTAGCAAGGTTAAACTTGAGGGATTCTAGAGCTAATAATACTCATACACAAGCGCATCGCTTCCCTCCTCCTCGACATCGTCCGTCTCCAAGGTCACAAAGTTGCCCTGCCTAAAGCGCATCATGGCCTGTGTTGTCGAATCGACCATGTCGTCGTTATCGCCATTCGGGAATGCCGCACACTCCTCAATCAGCTCCTCCGCCCACTCCGTCTCAGGTGCCCAGACCATCCGGCTCTCGAACAACGGAGCCACCGCATGCGCCCTGCTTATCTTGTCCTGACCCGCGCGCCGTCCACCGGGGTTGTACATCGTCACCGGTATGCCCACGCGCCGCAGTTCCTGCTGCAATGTCACGCCCGTGGCCTTGGCCTCGATCAAGACGTTGTCAGGATTCCAATAGCTGTACTGCTCCTTGGCAATACGCTTTAACTCCGGGAAGTCCCACCGGCCCTTCACCACGTCCAACAAAATAATGTTCGGCCCCGAGTCCGCGTTCGGCACAAACACGCCCCACGTCGTAATCACAGAGAAGTCCGCCGTCTCTTTCTTGCTGTACGCCGTGTCATAACTCTGAATTAAGTACTCACACTTGGGCGGCGAGTTGTGCTCCCAACGCTGCCACCACTCGCGCTTTAATATCGCACCCTCTTCCGCCGTCGGCTGCTGCTGCCACTGCGCCTGCCACTTGCGAAGGCCAATCGACATCTTGACCTTCTCTAACTCCTCAAGCTTCCAGTACTCCGGCCACAACGGCGCATTGTTCGGCAGAATCGCCGGGAACTCCAATATCTCCCACTGGTCCGACTTCAACTGGCCCTGCTGCTTCAATAACCTCCCCGACAGATCATCGGTCCGCCAACGGGTGTTGATGATGATAATCGCGCCATCCGGCTGCAAACGCTGACGAGGACCCGACGTATACCACTCCCACGTGCCCTCCATCGCGGTGTCCGACAAAGCATCCTGTTCGTCCAAGATGTCGTCCAAGATAACCACGTTACCGCCACGGCCCGTCATCGCGCCGCCTTTACCAATGAAGAACGCCTCCCCACCAGCGTTCGTGTCCCACCGGCCCGCCGCCTTGCTGTCAGCCGAGAGCATGAACTCAGGGAACAACTCCCGGTACTTCTCGTCCGCCACAAGGTTTCGAATCATCCGGCCAAAACGCTGCGCTAACTCCGCCGTGTGCGAACCGACAATGAGTTTCGAATCAGGCTTCTTGCCCATCAGGTACGCAGGGAACAGATAACTGCCCATCTGCGACTTACCGTGCCGAGGAGGCATCGCGATCATCAGACGCTTGCATTTGCCCGCGACCACACGGTCCAAGGCCGCAGCGATACGGCGATGGTGCTCACCGACAATCATCTCGGGCCACACGTAGCGACAGAAATCCAAGAAGGAGGACGTTGCACGTTCCTGCGCTTCAAGCTGCAAGAGTCGAAGTTCTAGCTTGATACGTTCCGATTCGACATCTTGTTGATTTGCTAAGTCCATAGGTTTTGAATTTTGCAAAAATTTTTATGGCAAAGCGTTTTCTGGCTCGACGGGGGCCTTTTCCCTGTCATGGTGCAAGTCGAGATGACACTCTCGGCACAGCCAGACAACTTCCAAGGGTTTTGAGTAATCCGGGTGATGCATCTGTGAGTGCTCACTTCCACAGGAAAAGCAAGGTTGACGCTCAATCATGCCACGCCTGAGGTAGGTATTGGCATAGGCACGAGTATTTGCCCGCATCCGCGCGTCTGGGGGCAGGTCTGAGTGTTTAGGGCGGTATTGCCGCATGTACGAAGCATGGCAAGCCTTGCAATAACGCTGCGGCTCACGGTCACGCGGGTTTCCACATTTAGAACATTGTTTCACGATCAACATTGTTCCACAAAAACAGAAACAGTTCAATACGTAACTGTTTGTGTGAAATCGGGCCTAGGCGTTCGCCAGCCAGACAGGGGGGCCAAAATCCGGGGTGGGTGCTCACTTACGCCAGATACCGCACGAATGGACGCCGGGACTCGGCCCCCGGTCCACGGCCCACGGTCCGGGGCGCGCGGCCCACGGCCCGGCATGCGCGGCCAGCTGGGCATGCATCACGCATCACGGCCCACGGCCCACGGCCAGCTGGGTGTTTGTGATCCCTCATCACAAACCGGATCACAAACACAAACACAAACACGCGGCCAGCTGGGCGCTGCAGCTGGGCGAATCAATCCCGGCCAGCTGGGCACGGCCCACGGCCCACGAAGCGGCCAGCTGGGCCCACGGGGCGCGCGCTGGGGCCGTACGTTCAGGGATCAGGGACCAAGGCCCACGGGGCCCGGATCCGCTCAGGGGCGCGCCGGGCGTCCGGGGCCAGCTGGCCGAAGCTTTTCATAGCGGCGGGATAATGTACGGCGCTGGCCGGGCCCGGTTTATAGGGGCGAAA